ATCATCCATATACACTAGAATCTCACCACGCGACTTTTCGTGTAGTAAGTTTCGCTTCTTTCCCAGTGTCATTTTTGTATCATATTTGAAATATTTAACACGCGGATGCGACGCAATCATATCTTCGATGGGGTCGGTTCCGTCGTCGATGATGATCCATTCCATTCGGTCTTGAGGATAATCCTGGTTATTGAAACAACTAATCATTGCATTTATAAAGGGGCGTCGATTGAATGTTGGAGTGCATACGCTTACAAATGGATACGCCTTGAAGTATTCTGGTGTGGATTTTTCGGGAATGCCAATACACGGGAGGACGGCAGCAATGCCCGACGATGACCTTTTATTCTTACCCATTATTATCGTATAAAGTAATATAATCGTTTATATGATAGAATATTTATGTCCTTTATTGCATCGTCTTCATCATCATCATCATCCTGTTCCACTCCAATTTTTCAGTGTAGTAAAGAAGTTCATAATTCCCTGCCAGTAATGCGTTAGATACAATACAAGCAACATCAGAATAACAATGGCAGCGACATTCAAGTCGAGATACTCAAATGCGTAAAACATAAGCGTGAGATTGAAGAAAAAGAAGATAATTGGGACATATTTCGCATAAAGTTCGCGATACTGGTCCCAATGAAAGAACGGATAAATAAATATCGTACCGATAAATTGTATTAATTGAACAATGAACGCCACAAAGGGAAGAATACCAAATCCAAATGCCGTAAAAATCGACCATAATGAACCTCCGATGAACTCCTTTCGGTTGTCGGTAGGATTTAAAATCATACCAATGACAGTGGTGAAAAACGGTCCACCCATCAGAATAAACGCGCCTAATAAAATAACAACAAATGGAATGAGTAGGATAAGTAGAGGCGAAACCACTGGATACAACTCTTTCGGTATATTCTGCGAGATTTTGGTTATGTATCCGAATATGGTCAATAGCATTGCACGGTCGGATGAAAACGAAAAGATGAATGCGTTATTAATCCATTGCTTGAAACGCGCCTTAATAAACTCCCAGTGTAGGAGGTTTACTTGTGTTATGCCCTCGTCTACGCTATCTTTCACCATATCTACATCTTCCTTCGTCAGGCAGAACCATTTGAATACATACGTGTCAAGAAGAATCGCGGCTTTCAGGTATATTTTCTTCGGTGTTTCAAGTTTGGGGTCATCGGCAATTCCGCCGAATTTATCCTGGCAGTCGTCCGTGGTTTCACACGAGGTATACTCGTTCGTATAACAATACGGCCATTCGTGTCGATCAGTCGGAAATAGTTTCTCAAGATTCAAGCTATTATTGCGAATACTTTCTGGAGTACAGTAAAAAAGAATATTAACACAAATAATAGAAATAATGAGCGTTTCAATAAAGAGTGTAAGAACACTTAATCCAAACTCTTTCAGTGCATTAAGATCGAATAATGATTTTGGAGATGCTTTGATTTTGGGTGTATCGGCGGAGGAATCTTCGTCTTTTTTGTCTTTTTCGTCCTTTTCGGCGTCGTCATCGCCGCCAAAGAATCCACCCACTTTGCTAAAAGTACCACCGGACTCTTCTTCTTCTTCTTCTTCTTCTCCTGCGTCTTCATTCTTGTCATCTTCATTGTCGTCGGCCATTCTATACGGGTTATGCGAGTTATATATACGAGAGAATATTATTGAGGGGTATTACCGCGCATACATTAAACCGCAATTCCCTGATATAAACGTGAGTACATTATACCGTTCTTCAAGGATATGTAAATCATAATTATACAGATAAATATTCACATTTGGCTTATTTATACCGATAACCTCTCCCGTATTCGGATTACAAATAACTTTTACTTCGGCCGTATTATCCAATGGAGGATAGATTGTCGCTATTTCTAGTTCAATTTGATTAAACTTACTCATATTAATTGCCCCGCTAGGTTGAAGTTCGAGAGGGTCGGAGTTCAAGCAGAAATTATAGCAGTAAATACCGGGTTTCGCACTTCCGCGCGTCCGTGTGTATTTCTCGACATAATTATAGACGCCGGCATCAAGCAAATTCTCTCGGTATTTCCCATTCAGAGAGATTCCCAACATTTGTAAAATGTCGCGCTCATTTTCCGATTGAAAATCTCCCGTTATGTGAAGACCGGTCATACGTTTATCGCTGGGATTAATACCCGGCCCGATTCCATTCTTCGGTCCATTTTTGTCATAATAATACCGGTCATTATTGAAGTTGAAAACGGGGTGTTCGCGCCACGCAGTCGTTTGAAGATCACTTGCAGTAGAGACGTTTTCAGTAAAGTTGTTGTTGCATCGCCAGTCATCGTCAATCGGCGCGGGTATGATGTCATACGGTAAATAATTATAGGGCCAATTCGTATAATTGCTCCATTCATTCCGAAGGTTGACGTCGCTCCGCTGGAAGAACAATGCCCACGAAGAGACCATTCCCATCGAATTCTCTATTTTGAGCTTTTTATTCCCCGTTACATCATGAAATGTCCAATCATAGTATGACTTAATCAGGTACTTTTGCTGGTTCGCTGCAAAGACTTTTGATTCATCATCCGAGAGAAAACAGTATGTCGCCATCAAATGAACATCTGCATTCCAGTCCGTGCGGATGCTTGGGTATGAGTTAAGCGAGAGATCAATACTGGGAGGTGGGTGTAAAAATCGCCACATTTGATGAAGGGGGTTTGTAAAGTCGGGTTGGACAACGGGCCAATAATTGCCAGGGTCGCCTACATCGCGAATAGTGAATAACTCCTTAACTGGTCGCAGCGTTACATCGATTTGAAGTTGGTTATATTGAAGACAAACAAGTGGAAACGCCATTTTGGACGACATTGTGAACCAAGAATTGATGGGGATATATATTTTGCGCCCACGTATTGAGGGTTCAGCACCCGCCACATTATTTGTACGATAAGCATTTGGGTACTGGTTGAGCCTTGCCCCCGAACAACCTGGATTATATAACTCGGGGACGTGTCCGGTCATTTGATTGTACAACTCGCGTTTGGTTGCATCAATATCGCGCTCTACGATGGCCAATAAATTGTTTCCAGTGAACTTCTGAAGCGTCATACCTCCCACTGAAATAACAATTTCCTTTACCATCTGTGTTCCGAGATTTTCAATCCATCGAAACTCATACGGGGCCCACATATCTTGTGCGGTAGCCGGTGGATGGATCGGACTCCATATTGACGGCAGAGTCACACATATGTATGTATCCATTAATAATTCCGCATATCTCGGTATATAAAATGTGAATTTGGATTCTTCCGTCATTCTTAGTTTTTTCTGACCGTCGAAATCAATTCTAAACTTTTGAAGACCGAAATTCGTATATTTAAGATACGTGCTCTTAAAAAACGACTTCTTTGGATTACCGTTTAAAATAACATTTTGATTGCCAGTAGCAATTAGGTTCAATAATCCACCGGTCATTTAGTATTCTCTTGATTGAACTTCTACTTGTATTAACTTTATATAAAAATCTACGAATCGTAAATAAATCTACGAATCGTACTTACTTATAATACGACTCGTATATAAAACTACTCGTATTATAAAATATATATGATATATAATTAGAATGAAAGAATATCGGGTGGAAATTTTATTTATAGGTATTATTATTCTTAGTTTCGCGATATGGAAGATATCCGAAATGATTAAAATGCGGTGCTATCAAACCCGCGAAAAAATAAGGGAGGGGTTTAATGCCGCGAAAAAAACCGAGACACCTCCTCCTCCTCTTGCGCTAAGTATGGACACAATGGCTGTTAACATTTTATCACGATATGGGGGTCATATTCAAGCAAACAAGAATACGGTTCCACTTTCTACCGAGGGTTTCACAGTAAATACGAGTGAGGATGAAATGACCATTCATCAGCGTAAAAAGGTTGCAACATCGTTGGATAAATACACGCCCATGCCGACACCCACGCCCACGCCCACGCCCACGCCCACGCCCGTAAAGGAAGGTATGGAGAATGCAGATGCAGACACAAAAGAGTTTATTGACAAAAATATAACGTCTATTAACGCGGAAGACAGTCAGTCTAAATTCAAGTTGCGCGATTATTATATTAAAGCCGCCCACAATGCATTCAACCCGGACAAGTTCAAAAACTCAAATGTAAGTATGGATGCATTTCTTTATGTTATTGCGCGTGGTTGTCGTTTCATTGACTTTGAGGTATTTTCAGTAGAGAATCAACCGGTTATTTCATCATCATCTGTCAACTCGTTCAATTATAAAGAGACGTATAATCAGATTCCAGTTTCAGATGCATTAGAAGTATTAGGGAATTACGTTTTCTCGGGGTCGAAATGCCCGAACCCCGGCGACCCATTCATTATTCATATGCGAATTATGTCGCAAAATATAACAATGTACGATAACCTCGCAAAAATAATATCACAGAGTAAGTCGGTTGCCCGGCATTTACTTGGACCAAAATATGGACGCGAATATCAATCGAAGGATTTAGGTAATGAAAATCTACTGGATTTCAAGGGAAAGATCATTTTGATGGTCGATGGAACGAATCCCGTATACCGAAAAACCAAGTTATTCGAATTGATGAATATGAGTTCTAAATCACTCTTTCTGTCCAAATATACCTATTTTGGCGTAAAAAATGTGGGCGACCCTCAAGCATTTAAGGATGCGAATAAGAAGAATATGTGTCTGGTACTTCCAGAAAAGGCGGGACGACCTATTAATGACGGACATAACGGCCCCTTCACTTGGGGATGCCAAATCGTCGCCATGTGTTTTCAGGAGGAGGTTCGCGATGAGAAACTTAAAGCATATGAGGACAAGTTTGCATCTGTTGGGTATGCGTTCATATTGAAACCAGAGGATTTGCGTTATGTTCCCATAACAATTGCTCCTCCTGCACCACCCAACCCGAAGGCTTCTATGGAGGCCAAACCGGCAGAAGCAGCCGGAGGCGTCAAGATTACTCTTTAATCTCTCCCCGCCCCCGCCCCGCCCCGCCCTACCGAAGCACTATTATATTATCTAATCCTATGATAAGTATCATAGAATTATATATTCTCATTGACATCGATGCCACATAAAAGGTATAATCTTAAGCAAGATGAGGCATCCTATGATGAAAAAGAACTAGAAATCCTCCGCGAAGCAGTTGATTTGGTAGAAAAAAAGAAGGGTGCCGAAATAACCCACGACCCTAAAATAAAGAAGATTATATCGATTGTAGAGGATTTCATTGCAAATAAGAAACTTGTATGTTATGGCGGAACTGCGATCAATAATATTCTCCCAGAAGATGCGCAATTTTACAATAAAGACATCGAGCTTCCAGATTATGATTTTTATTCGAGCAATGCGTTAGATGACGCAAAGGCGTTGGCCGATATTTATTATAAAGCGGGGTATGAAGATGTAGAAGCCAAATCAGGTGTTCACCACGGAACATATAAGGTCTTTGTCAATTTCACAGGAATCGCCGATATAACGCAGATGGAGTCGGATTTATTCAAGGCAATCTCTCGCGATGCGATTATAAAGGACGGAATACGGTATGCGCCGCCAGACTTTCTTCGAATGGCAATGTATCTAGAACTGTCGCGCCCCGATGGCGATGTATCGCGTTGGGAAAAAGTCCAGAAACGTCTCACTTTATTGAATACGCATCATCCATTGAAAGGATATAATTGCGACAAAATAGACTATCAACGCGGTTTTGAGGGGGCGACCGCTTCGAATACGGGGGAGATTAGTATTTCAAAAACGAGAAATCGGACGAAATCGAAATCGAAATCCCGTTCCGTAAAAGACGGTGGAGGCCGACGCAACGACGACGCCGACGACGATACCAGTGCAAAGGCATTGAAAAAAGACGCTATAACAGGTATTATGCGAAAGTATCGACATTTAGGTGCATATATGAAACATTTGTATTACGCCGTCCCATCTCACGAGGAAACAATTGGCGATTTCAAATATGCGATAGAAGAAGATAAAATAACGCATCGGTATCGATTGATTGCAAGATATGAACGATTTTTGGGGAAGGATGATGAGTTTATCTTATATTCGATGAAAAATAGCAAATTGGACGGGAGCGCGACCCGAAGCCGAAGCGCGAGCGCGACCCGAAGCCGAAGCCGAAGCGCGAGTCCGACCCGTAGCCCTACCCGTAGCCCTACCCGTAGCCGTAGCGCGAGTCCCGAATACTCGGTCAGTTCTTCCAGTATTTCTTATTCTAGCAACCGAGAGAAACAACTTGTTGAATCAGATGTTTACCGTATTGTTCGCGATATATTCATCAAAAACCGCGTGGTTTTCTTCGGAGGGTATGCAAATCTATTGTATTCGCGGTATATGCCAAAACGCCAACGTCGCATCATCCAGAAAATCCCCGATTTCGATATTCTCTCAGAAGAACCCCGTCAATTGTGTGAAACGATTGTTCGTGAACTCACTGCGCATAATTACCCCGGCGTTAAATATTCAAAACATAAAGGGGTTGGCGAGGTCATCTCAGAACATTATGACATTCGTATCGGCGACGAGGTTATCGCCTTTTTATATAAGCCACTCGCGTGTCACAGCTACAATACAATACGGGTCGATAATGAATCGATTCGTATTGCGACAATTGATACTCTACTCAGCTTTTA